CCCATGGGTTCTCATGCACGACGGTCTGAGTGGTTACACAAACCTGTGCGGACGTAACTGGAAAAAAATCAAACCACGGAAAAAAATCCACGATTGGAGCACGGATCCGGAATATTCGAGTATCAGAGAAAGAATGTTGGCGGGCAAAACCGTTTCTGGCTGTGAAGGTTGTTACAAATTTGAAGACAAAGGTATCAGGGATATGAGATGGACCGATTCTTTCGATTGGATCACGAGATTGAAAATAAAATCAGTCGACGATCTAAAAAAATTCAAAGATCCGGTATACTTTGAAGTCAGACCTTCCAACAAATGCAACCTTATGTGTAGGATGTGCAGTCCTAGATGGAGCCATTTGATACAAGATGAAACAAAACAGATAGATGATGTAAAATTTCAAGACATTGTCCAAAAATTTCCTGATTCCGAGATACTCAACAACAGCAGTTTTGATAAACTTAACCTGGACACACTCGAAAGAGTATACATAGCCGGTGGCGAGCCAACTGTGATGCCTGAAGTTTATGAATTTTTAAGAAAATGTGTCAAAGAAGATAAAACAGATTTTGAACTTAACATCAATACCAATGCTGTAAAAATTAGTGAACCTCTTTTTGACCTTTTTAAACAATTTAAGCGATTATGGTTCACTTGTAGTATCGATGGTACACCAAGAACCACAGAATATGTCCGATGGGGCACCGACAGTGCAAAACAGATTGAAAATATACACAGGTTAAAGAACAATGGAGCAGGCATCCATTTCATTAGTGTGGTCTCTATATACAATGTGCATGAAATTGGCGACACCATGGCTTTCTTTGATGATGAATTTCCATATGCTACCATACAACTCAACAGAGGAGCATACAAAAATGACTTACTGACCGCTTGGAACCATCCCATGAAGGACAAGGTGTTAGAAAGCATTCTACAAGCCAAGAAGACAAGGTGCTACTACCACCAGGAGAGAGGATCAAAACCCATAATCGATGCTTTGGAACAACATTACCAATCTAATCAAACGTTTGATAGGCAGAAACTCAAAGATTTTTTCTATTACAATGACACGCTAGATAAAAAAAGAGGTTGTAAATTAATCGATTACATACCAACACTCGAGGAATGCAGAAAATACATTATAAACCACTAAATACAGTATGATTTCATCGCAAACGTCAAACGACCTATTCAATAAAATAAGAAGTAAATTTGGCAATATACAGATAGGTAACTCAATGGGCGAAGCAACAGCAAACCCAGGCGAAGCAGTATTTTTTGACTTCGAATTCCTAGAAGATGCGGATACTTTTGGCAGGGTGTCTATTAGCATCGCAGACGGAGAATCTATCAAAGTGTTCTACAACGAAGGACTGGTGGAAAAGATAGACGAAGATAGCAAAGATGAATGGTATGCTTTCTTAAAAGAACTTAAAGACTTTGCTGTAACGCATCAATTGGGCTTTGATGTACGAGATATCACTAAAAATAACCTCACACAGCAGGATTTCAAGAATATGGCGGACGTGAATCAAACGGTAAATACGGATGACATGTCGGAAGAAATCAATAGAATTACAAAACTAGCAGGAATCAAAGAAGGCCTTACAGGCACAGCAAAGAGTTCGTTCGAGAACCTGGATAAAACAAGATTAATCATTAGGCACAGTAAACCTGTTGCTGAGGAAGTACCAGGAGCAAGAACTAGACATATTAATTCATTATACATCGAGAACGCAGAAGGCGAAAGATTCAAATATCCGATAGTGCATCTAGCAGGTGCTAGAGCAATGGCCCGTCATGTTGCCAATGGCGGTGTTCCACATGATGAATTCGGCCAACACATAGTAAACACCAGTGAAAATATTGCACAACTTAATTCTTTCAACAGATACGTTGCCACAAAAGATCAACTAAACGATTCTGCAGGAGATATTATTGAAAGAGCAAAAATGAAATGTGAAACTTTGAAAAAATATATCAAAGGCATAGCAAAACAAAAAAATTACGAATCAGCAAAAGAAAATTTCAAACCTGTACTGATGCCAGAATTGGACGATCAGGCTAAATCGGATCTGAAAGACAAGTTTACACTAAAACATTTTGATGAAAAAATTGATACTGCTCTTCCATTGATCAATTCTATCATGAAAGAAACAGAAGTAACAGAACTAGATACAGAAAAACCTTTGAGCAAAAAAGACATTGAGATACCAGCACCTATTGATGGTGGAAATGAAACTATGAAATTTTTAGCAAGTGGTGAACCTCTGGTTTTAAAGAAAGACCCCGGCGCTGAAACTGTTGCTTTTAGATCTGAATTCAAAGACAAAAAAGACAAGTTAAGAGCAATCCTAATGGATATAGCAGACAGGATACTGCCATCTAACCCAGAGTCAGACAAAGTGGCAAACTTTGCTTCTGCAATGGCAAATGATTTATCTAAAATCGGTGATCCGTTTGGCGACGTGAGCAGTGCCAACTTCAAAAGAGATCTCAGTGTTGCATACAAACTTGCAATTCGATATATGCAAGACATCGACAAGATGAGGAACAATCCTGACTATGCAAACACTATAAGAAAAGAACCACAAGAGATTAAAGCAAAAGTAGACAGACAAGGCAGAGCCAAAGAAAATATAGAAGACCAATTTGAATCATGGGCAGACAACATTGTTGAACAGAAACCATACGTCTCGATGTATCAAGGCAATGATGGCAAGACTGTATATGACGTGTTAGACAAAGACGGTGAATCTGCATTCAAGTCACCAGACTACGATGTAGCGAGAAATTTCTTAAGCAAAAATTTTGACAGGTTGGCTGGTAGGGCAATCAAAGAAAATGACGAGCCAATGATCATTGACGGCAAAGAAGTGGATCCATCATCAATCGAGTACGAAATGCAGGACTACGGTGACGTGATCGCTCCAATCTCAGACGCTAAATTTATTGACGGGACAGATCTTACAGATGACCAAATGGCAGACTTAGAATCCTCGAGCGCCTACGTTAGTTGGGTAAGGCAAGATTACGACGAAAGAGCGGCAAGCATGTATGATGATGTCAACATGGAAGGCAACCAGTTTGCTCAAGCAGTAAACAAAGCCAAAGCGGCAGGCATGAAACCGGGCGATAAGTTCAAAGTAGGTGATAAAGAATACACACTGAAAGATGCCATTGAGCAGGCAGGCTTAAAATTAGAAGAATTCTACAACGAAGATGAGCTCTCGGAAATAGAAGAAGCAAAAGCCAAGCCAGACTACATAGACATAGACAAAGACGGCAACAAAACAGAACCAATGAAAAAAGCGGCCCAAGACGCCAAAAAAGAATCTGCTGAAATTACCAATATCCTTAAATTAGCAGGCATTTAACTTTTCCAAACAAAACTCTTGATCTTTGATAAATAAGTGTGTATATTAAGCACTATGCCTGATATACATTTAGGCAAAACATAGGCAACAAATAGGAGGCTTACATTATGGCTACATTGGCTGAAATAAGAGCGAAGTTAAAATCTCAAGAAGTGAATCGCTCCACTTCATCAACAGGCGGAGACAACGCCATCTATCCACATTGGAACATACAGGAAGGACAGGAAGCAGTCATTAGATTCTTGCCAGACAAGGATACTACTAACACGTTTTTCTGGACAGAAAGGAACATGATCAAATTGCCATTTGCTGGCATCAAAGGTCAGGCAGATTCCAGACCTGTACAGGTACAGGTTCCATGCATGGAGATGTACGGTAAAACATGTCCGGTACTAACTGAGGTTAGGCCATGGTTCAAAGACAAATCAATGGAGGACATGGGAAGAAAATACTGGAAAAAGAAAAGTTATATTTTCCAGGGTTTTGTTGTACAGAATCCATTGTCGGAAGACACGACACCTGAGAATCCAATCAGAAGATTTATAATTGGACCCCAGATCTTTAACATCATCAAAGGGGCATTGATGGACCCAGAAATGGAAGAAATGCCAACTGATAGTGTGAGAGGAGTTGATTTTAGGATAACCAAAACTTCCAAAGGTGGTTATGCTGATTACTCAACTTCTAAATGGTCAAGAAGAGAAAGAGCACTCGACGAAAACGAAAGAGCGGCTATTGATAAATTTGGTTTACATAATTTATCGGATTTCAGACCAAAGGAACCAACTGAAGCAGAAGTTAAAATAATTAAAGAATTATTTGAACAATCTGTGAATGGTGAGGCTTACGACCTAGACAAATATGGTCAATACTACAGACCAGCGGGCGTGAGTGCACCTCAGCAAAGCAACACTGAAACTTCGGCACCAGCAACTGCTACGGAAACCCCAAAAGCAGAAGCACCAGCACAACCGGTGGCAGAAGCAAAAGTGGAAACTGCTCAGGCGGAACCGGCACAACCAACAGGCGACAGTGCCAAAAGAGCTGAAGATATCTTGAAACTGATAAGATCAAGACAAGCAAAATAACCCCTTAACATTACCAAGTGGCTATACTGATTGACAGTGTAGCCATAAGGTAGTAATATAACACTATGACAAAACCATTCGACGTAACAAAATTTAGAAAGAGTATAACAAAATCTATCCAAGGACTTGGCATCGGGTTCAATGACCCAACAGACTGGATATCAACAGGAAGTTATGCATTAAACTATCTAGTAAGTGGAGATTTTAATAAAGGTCTTCCATTAGGAAAAGTAAGTGTATTCGCAGGAGAATCAGGAGCAGGTAAAAGTTACTTTGCATCTGGAAACATAATAAGGCACGCACAAGAGCAAGGTATATTTGTAATATTGGTGGACTCTGAGAACGCATTAGATGAGAAATGTCTACAGGACCTAGGAGTAGACACTGATGAAAAGAAACTGCTCAAATTGAGTCTATCAATGATAGACGACGTTGCTAAGACAGTTTCTGAGTTCATGAAGGCCTACAAAGAAGAACACGCGGACAACAAGGAAGGTGCACCAAAGGTTTTGTTTGTGATCGATTCACTGGGCATGTTGCTGACGCCCACCGATGTAGATCAATTTGAAAGAGGTGAAATGAAAGGAGACCTAGGTAGGAAACCAAAAGCCTTGACAGCATTAGTGAGAAATTGTGTAAACATGTTTGGTTCATGGAACGTTGGGCTTGTTGCCACAAACCACACGTATGCCTCACAAGACATGTTTGATCCTGATGACAAGATCTCGGGAGGACAGGGTTTCATATATGCATCTTCAATTGTGATAGCAATGAAAAAACTGAAACTCAAAGAAGACGAAGCAGGCAATAAAATCTCAGAAGTGAGGGGTATCAGAGCGGCTTGTAAAGTGATGAAAACACGTTACGCAAAACCATTTGAAGGAGTACAGGTGAAAATTCCATATGAAACAGGAATGGATCCTTACTCGGGATTGGTCGAACTGTTTGAAAAGAAAAATATATTAACCAAGCAAGGAAATAAACTTGCTTACAAAGGTCCCGACGGAAACACTATTGCAGAGTTCCGTAAAAACTGGTCTGGTGATAAATTAGATATAGTTATGAAGAATTTTCATAACATAGCACTAGACAAAGAGGAACCAGAAAATGACGGAAAATCAGATGACGAGCAATCAGATTGAAGAGATTTGGATATCGATATCAAACTATCTTCCCGAGAGAGTTAAATTAGACTGTGCTGTCGATTATGTCAAGACGTTGCTTGACATGGACATAGAACCTTCTGTTTTAAAAGCCGCTGGCGAGTATGATGAAAAACTAGAACAGGCTATAGAAACAGTTCTTTCGGACAGGGGACTTGACGAGGAAGATGAACTGTTTGGGGACGAATGAGTTGGTATTCAATCGTAAGCAAAGACGTTGGCAAGATACCAGAATGTATTGAACATTACTACAAAGAGTTAGACACAGCCAAAAAAGAAATTGGTATATACGGAAACCTCGAGCGAGCATCTGCTTCAATGCCGGGCGTGGTGGAACACAGATTTAATCAATTACAAGAGATCGAAGCAATACTAGAATACCTAAATATCGAAAAAAGACGGATAAGATCCAAAACTTTTAAGAAATACCTAGAAAACTATCAGAGAGCACTTTCATCTAGAGACGTTGAAAAATATGTTGACGGTGAGCCTGATGTCATTGATATGGAAAAAATAGTTTTAGAATTTGCATTGCTTAGAAATAAATGGCTCGGCATCATAAAAGGACTGGACCAGAAACAATGGCAGATAACCAATATTGTCAAACTTAGAGTAGCAGGAATGGAAGATGCAACAATCAAATAGAATCATACTGACAGATGTGGATGGTGTTTTACTGGAATGGGAGAAACATTTTGCAATGTGGATGGCCAGCAGAGGCTACTACGAAAAAGCCAGTAAGAAAGATGTTTACTCCATGAAAAAACGGTATGGGCTAGACGAAGAGGAAAAATCAGAGCTCATAGAAGAATTCAACAGGTCAGCATGGATGGGTACTCAGATGCCTTTGCCCGGCGCACAAACATGGGTGAAACTTCTACACGCGGAAGGATGGACGTTCATACCAATTACCTCACAAACCAAAGACATACCAGGACAGCAACTAAGAAAGAAAAGGCTACAAGAACTGTTTGGTGGCACAGTGTTTTCAAATTTTTTCATTCTGGACACAGGCGCTGACAAACACGAGGCACTGGCAGAATTTCATGGAACAGGACTTTGGTGGGTGGAAGACAAACCAGAGAACGCAGAATTAGGCCTTGAGTTTGGTCTTAGGCCACTTCTTTATAATCACACATACAATCAAAAATACAAAAACCCTAAAGTTAAAAGAGTAAGTAATTGGAAGCAAATTAGATCAATTATTAACTCAAATGTTTAACAAAGACAAGCAGTATTTCCCAATAAAGCAGGAACCGGCGTGCCAACTTAAATGGACATGGTCCACATTATGGTTGACCGAAGGCACGACAAACAGTTGCCACAGGTGCCTGCGGGTTCCGATAGATCTAGACAACTTTGATAATTTTCACAATGTACCCCACAAGATAAACGAAAGAGAAATAATGCTTTCCGGCAAATGGCCGACCAAGGAAAACGGGGGATCTGGACATTGTACTTTCTGTAAATCTGTAGAAGATGCTGGTGGGTTTTCTGACAGGAAACACCACCTAACCATACCAAACCTCGTACCAAAAGAACTAGAACACGACAAGACTGCAACCAGTGTCACACCAAAAATACTAGAAGTTTTTATGAACGCGACCTGTAACCTTAAATGCACGTACTGTGACACACGAGATTCAACCCAACTGAGAACCGAGGCCATGAAATATGGAGCGTTGAAAGACCTGGATGGTATCGATATACAAGGATATAAACCGGTAAAAAATCACCCTGACAGTAGAAAGTTTTTTGAAAAGACACTAGACTGGATAGAGAGAAACGGACACGAACTGAGAAGATTGCACTTGCTGGGAGGTGAAACTTTCTATCAAAACGAACTTCAGGAGATGATGGATACATTGAAAAAAATCAAAAACAAACATCTAGAACTCAACATTGTTTCAAATCTCATGGTCAAACAAAACACGTTTGAAAATTATATACAACAGATCAAAGAACTGATACTGAACAAGAACATAGGTAGATTTGATCTCACGGCCAGCATCGACGGATGGGGACCAGAAGCCGAGTACGCCAGATCGGGCCTGAAGTGCGATCACTGGGAAAAGTTGTTTGCATACGCTGTCAATCAGCCGTGGATGATAATTAACACCAATCAAACTATCACGTCATTGACTGTAAAAAGCATACCAGATCTTTTAAAAGTAATTAAAAAATACAGGAAGATAAATCCAAAAATATCCACACACTTCAGTATGGTCACAGAAAGAGAATGGATGCACCCAAACAGTTTTGGGAAAAAATTCTGGTCCAAAGATGTTGAAAGGATACTCGAAGAACTGCCAAATGACAATTACAGAGACCAGATCGCGAAACAGTATATGCAGGGCACTTTCTCACAGATACCCGAAGAGACAAATACCAAAAATATTAAAATGTTGAAGTTCTTCCTGGATCAATTGGACAAAAGGCGTAACACAAAGTGGCGTGAGGTGTATCCTTACCTGGATATATAGT